GGCGTATGATGTGCCGGAACTCAAGCTGCCCAAAATAATTGGATTAGCCCAATTGAGTTCAAATGTAAATAGTTCTGTATAAAAAGAAAATCCGTACAACATTACACCAACCCAAAAGCCCAAACACATTGGGCAGTGGAACAGTTCTCCAAAGAATCCATCTGTTGGCCTTATTTTATTAAATATACTGCCGTAAACTAAAATTTGTGTAAGACCGTAGGCGGCCAATACAAACCACAATAATTCCATTTTAAATCCTGTAAATTAAGCCGTAAGGAGTCGACGATGGCTCAATAGAACCCTTCTTCTTGGCGTGAGGTATCTCACCAAGCTCTGTGCTTTCTTCCTCGGAGGGGTCTGTGAAATAATCTTCTAACGCGCTGTCGTACTCTAGGGCCGCGCTCAAATCTTCTGCTTCGCCCTTCAAAAAGTTGTGCATTACTAAAAGGAGTGCTTGGATGGTGTCAACTCTATCGTTAATTGGATAGGCGGCCTCAAGAGAACCAAAGACATTGCCGCCCTGAACGCTGTCTGGTAATATAACTCCTTTGATTCTCAAATATTCAAAAAACCTATCTTGTGCTGGATATGGATCAATTTTTGTATCGTGCTTTATAAAAGTAACAATCTTATTCTTCTTCGGCATAATAACAATGTCGTATAAAGGGTGATCATAAATCATATAATCGCCACCGAGACTACGACGCAGCTTTAAATAAATTTTGTGTATTACGGGCACATCAACTTTTATTTTAAGAGGCTCGTCGGGTTCTGCAAACTCTGCAGCAACGTCAGCGCCAATTTTTATTTCTATAGTCATTGTTTTTGGTTCTCTCTTATTAATTCTTGAATTTTAATAATTTGTTTTAAAACGCTTTCATTTATATGTTGGCCTTTAAATCCATTTAATATCTTTAAAACATTATCAATTTTTGTTTTCATCTCCGGATCAGATGAAACGTTGTCGTCGTTTAATAGCGACTTAGTTTCATTTTTTAGCCTTCCGATCTCTTCATTAAGAAAAATCTTTAATTCTAATCCATTATCCATAAAAGAAGAAATAAACTTTGACAACAGTTCTTTCTGCTCTGTGTACATGTTGTCATATGCCGTGTTGTATTGTTTGGCAAACGCCCTTAAAACAGAATTTTTTATTTGAAGTTCATTTTTCTTTTGCAGCCGCTTTTTTGAAATCATATGCTTTACAAGCTGAGTCTCTAACAAAACCTTATCTTTAATTGATATTTTTTTATTAAAAATTTGTGAAATGCTGGCAATGGTCCTATAATTGGGAACAAAATTAGTAAACACATTCGGCGTTAAAGTCTTGTTAACTTTGTTGATAAGTTGAGTTTGGCTTCTGTAGATTTCCCCTTGATTAAGACCAGAATAAACACGCTTAACTTCTGTAATAATTTTTTCGGCGGCACTATTTTCAACACTCTTTGTTTCATATATGGTTCGATATAGATTAAGTTCTTCGGCCAAAACACTTCCCTTGCCAAAAAATGTTTTTAATATTGAAACAATGTTCTTTTTCTTTGATTCGTTTTCTTGCAAAGAGGCCCGGGCCAACTCTTTAACCAACGCTTCGAAAAGAAAAGCCGTATTTCTTCGCTTATTGTGCTTTAACTTCATTATTTCTATTCTCCAAAGATTCAATCAACATCTTCAATTCGTTGCTTGTTTGAAAAATATTTTTTTCAACGTTGCAATCATAATTAGGCTCTTCAGAAGATACAACGCCTTCTAACAACTCATTAATTGAACCTTCCGCGATTCCTCTTGCTAAATGTCGCATATTATCCAACTCATGATAGCCTTTGTGTGTGTGCCTTCTGCCGCCTTGAGGGTGGCCGGCAAGTGACATCATGTTCTTTTTGCGAGGCCCGGAACTTTTTCTTCTGTCTAGTGTAACAGGCTGGTACCACTTGCCCTTTGACCCTGCAGTGGTTGTTTGGTCTGGTAAGCCCAGCGGGTTCTTCTTAACCCTTTTCCAATACCAACTAGATTCTTCGTCTCGCTTACCCGGGCCGGCCTCGGATGGTGTTGCCAAAAGCGTTGGCTCTTCTTCTGGTGCTGCCTCTTCGGGCGCACCAAGTTCAGGGGCGGCGCCGAGATCTTCCATACCTCCCATGTCTTCCATGCCTTCCATGCCGGGCATGCCTAGGCCGCCGGCCGCTTCCATACCAGCCATTTCACCGGCAACTTCAGCAATCTTGGCCATACTAGCTTCAAGCTTCTTATCATAAAATCGCTCGCGCTGATTACGAATAAACTCTTCTTCAGAAATATTTAACATATTTTCAGCTATCCAGCGCTTACTAAAATAATTGGTGGCCGCGGCATCAGCAGCTTCAATCTTCGCTTTCCACTGTTCGATGTCTTGTAACTGCGCAATTTTAGATGGGTTGTACAAGTGGAATTTAAATGAAATCAAATCTTCACCCTTATAGCCCAATGTATAAAGATGAATTATCGCAAGCTTTTCTAGTTCAGACACTATAGAGCGCTGCAGTCTTTGAATGGTTCTTGCAAAACGAATATCTTTTTGAGCCAGCGTTGTTTTATCTTCGGTCGCAGCCTCTTGGCTGATCAAGTACGCGGCCGGTATTTTAATTGCTGAAAATAGTTTTTCTCTTAAATATTTTACATCTTCAATATCATTAGCCCAAGTTTGGCCGCCGATAGTTGCGATTTCAGTTGCCTTTTGGCCACCGCGGACTGGTACGAAGTAGTCTTCTTCGATCGAAGCCGGGTTATATCTGAGGTCGACCCTGCCATCTAAATGATTAACAGACTGATGTCGCTTCATCGAAGTCATAACACCCTGCATATATTGTTCTACGTCTTCTGGGGGGATTCCACCAACGTCAACATAAAAAGCGCGGCGATCTGGAGCGCGAACAATTCTATGCGCCATCATTGCATCTTCTAAAAGCGTAAGTTGGCGCCAAATTCTTCTTGCCGGATCTAATATAGAAGTTCCATATGGTGCGTACTTATCGTTGCCCAAGATTCTGAAGTGTCCAACTTGCCAATTCTCCAAAGTCATACCTGCGGAGTTCCATTGATACTGAATATAATTGGGGTTAGTCGGATCTTCGCCTTCCATTCTTTCGATTTCTTGACTTGGAAGCCCGATGACACTCTTAATCCCAATTTTCTCATCAATATCTAAATAAAGGAAAAAATCACCATACTTAACCAAATTTCTAGTCCAACCGAATAAATTAAATTCGATATTTAATATCTGATAAAGCAGCCCGTTTAAAATTTCTTTGATCTCTTCATTTCTGCAATCAATTTTTAATATTTTACCATATTCTGAGTGGTGTGTAATTTCATCAGCATAAATATCTAAAGCGGAAGACAACTCAGGAGAGAACTCCATTTGATCAAAATCTGCATATCGTTCAGCGCGATTCTGATTTATGGCCATCTGAGCCATCATATAATCGTATGGATTATATGACTGTTTTTTGAAATCTTGGCCACTGGTTGATTTAAACTTGCGCGAATATTTGTCTAGCCTATTCCGCCGATCTTTTCTTATCTGCTGTTGTCGATAATTTATAATTGGGCCTGAAAACAGCTTGGTCAATCTCTGAAAAAGATTGTGCTGCGGATTTACAGGGTTGTTGGTGTTTCTATTTATTCTTTTATTTCTTGGTGCCATAATTCTATCCTATAAAGAATGGAAATCCTTCATCTTTTGTCGACATTCCCATGTGTTTCTTCCCTCTTCTGTAGCCTCTCATACCTTCTATTTTTGTATCCATTCTCTGAGTTGATTTCATAATGCTGTTTAGCATTGCTTTTTTGTATGCAACGTCGTGCTGATTAATTACCAAGGCTGTGTCTCTTACCCAGCAAGCAATTGCGCAGGCCATAACTAGGTCGTCATTGTAACCCCTCATTGCTTGTGCTTTTCCGTTGTGCCAAATAAAAGTTTTTAATTCTCCGACTAGGCGAATTGAGTGTGTTGTAATTACTTTGTTTCTTATCAACTCTTCAAGCTTTGCAATAACCAATGGTCGGGTTTTAACCGTCGTTGTAAAGCCCGGGGCCGTTGTTTTTTGATGTTCTGCCAAATATTGATCAATGTGTTCATGTGTTCCCTTCCGCGACCAATAAAGATTTGGGTGGTTCATGTTGCGTAGCTTATCCAAAACTGACATGCCGATAGAGTTGTTTTCGACAACTGTTAAACAAAATCCGTATTCCTTGCTTGTTTCATAAATTAACGGAGCAAACTCATCTATTGCAAGCCTGCCACAGTATTCAGCCACGCACTCCATGTTATCAGAATTAAAAATTAAAAACGTTGAGTTGTCCTGCCCGTCGCCACGAGCAACATCAGCAGTCAAAAAATATTTCTTGTTGGGGTCGTGTCTTTCCCAAATCCATAAATTACGATCGAAACCAGTTTTGTAAATTGGTTCTTTAATATCTTTTTTTATCCTTGCTAGATCTTCGCCGGCAAGCAAAGTTTCACCAGACATATTGAAATTACACTCTAGCTCCTGTGCGATTTCTCGTCTAGACATTTTGCGAATTTCTTGTTCATACCAATCCTGATCCCTTTCGGGGTGAGCATCCCATGGCAACACAAGTGGATTAAAATCGTTTAAGCCCTGTTCTGCTTCGCTATATAGTTGATGAAACTTGTTGCCTACGCCTTTTGGCGTCGAGGCAATAATGCAATCGCCACCAGTTGACAACGTTGGTTGTAAGCCTGCCCACAAATCATCCAAGGAATCAATAATTGCTGCCTCGTCAATAACCAGCAAAGACAACGCTTCAGAACGACCAGCATCACCCGAAGTTGAAATTGCCTTTACTTCGCTTTCGTTGTCCAGCTTAAAAGAGTTTCTATTGTCAATAACAATTTTAGATATCATCATCCAGTCTGGTAACGACTTCATAGCCAGCTTTGTTTTCTTAACAAGATTGGCAGCAGTTTGTAATTTTGTTGCAACAACAACGACATTTTTGCCACGTCGAAATAACATCAGCCAAGCAACATATGCAGCGATTGTTGTTGAAATTCCTAACTGCCTTGCTTTTAAAATAATATTATATCGATGATCAACAAAATCTTTTATTGTATCTTCTTGAAAATCATATAAATTAAAAGGAATCAAGCCTTTTATTGGGTGTGCAATTCTAATATAATTGTTAATAAAATAAACCGGGTCGCGCCCACATTTAATGAGTTCTTTTCTGATATCGGATTTTGTTAATTGAAAACGTTTTGCCATTCAACTTTTTATTATCCCTTGTCAATTTCGCCGGGGCCGGGTCTGTCCGGTTGCTTCCTAGTTACATTTCTTGGCTTCTTCTTTGAGCTTTGCGCTAAAAACTTTTTAATCGCAGCATCAACAGTTCTTTCACCACCCGGTTCTACTGATTCGGAATCAACTCCACCAATTTTATACCATTTGCTAGACTGTACCCAATTGCGAATACTATTCATGCGCTGAATCAAAGAATCCGCGTCACCTTGTGATGTTAGAGTTAGCGCCTTGCCGGTGTCTTTCTTGTACTCTTTTTTAATAAATTTTACAATGTCTTTATACGTTTGTTCCATTTCATTTTCGAACTTCTTTGGGCCGTTGCGATGTAGATCTTTCATGCTAACTTCACCATGGTAAGTAACACAGAGTTTATTACCAGAAAACTTAACACCAAAGCCGTCCATAACCCTCTTATCCAAAAGAGGATTGCCCTCCTCTCTCTTTAGGCCGACTTTAATTCGTTCACCTTCGCTGTCGTATCCATCATAAGATTTTGAAGCTGCTTGAGAAATCGCTCTAACAACCTCTAGAGTAGTCATACCTTTCTTTTTCTTTTTAGCCATCTTTGGGTCTCCATCCTTTTAGCCAACGCTCTTCGCGGCCTTCGACATATAGAATATAACATTTATAACAACAATCGTATTTGCTCATATAAACGTCATCTAACGCTTTAACAGAATAAATCTCACACGCGGGACATATTCTACTAGTGTCTTTATTAATTAGTTTCCTAGGAACAAAAAAACCGCCGGCATCAATTTGTTCTTCGCATTGTGTCTCTTCTTGTTGCTTTGTTTCTTCTTTAAGCTGTTCTAAATATTTTTTCTCTTTTTCTTCATTCCAAAAACTTGCTGGATTTTGTATTGCAATGTCGCCATACTTCTTGGCAATTGCTTTTTCGACTTTGGCTATATAATTTAAATCCTTCTTTGGCTTCATTTCGCAGTCTGCACCGCTGCATAGAATATGCCCATCGATACAGTCACGCCGACAATAATACCGCCGGTAAAGAACCAGTGATTATAATCGTTGGGTGTTTCAAGCGT